AACCATACTCACCGTTGAAGCATTCACAATACAGGCCGCCGAAGATAAAGTTGAAGCGGCGGGATACAAAATCTTTAGCATCGGCAGGAAGATCAAGGGAATCACCGATGATACACCCAACGCCAAGGATGCGGACGTATTGGGACTTAACGACAATCAAAGGATGGCAAAGGACTACTTAACGGACAAAGGCAGCAAGTGGAACAACGAATACATAGCCGGTGACGGCTTGGACCTTGTTAGGATGCTAGATGATATTAAGCCCCGGGTACTAAAAGAAATATTCAATAACGATGCCGTGAATCGGGCTATTAGCCAAAGGGGATTATACCTTACCCTGGATCATTACAAGGATAAGGAAGGCAACTACGATGTATTGGCTATCGTCCAGGACAGGCACATACCGAATGCCCCACTGAAGGAAATATTCGGTGAAGACACTTACAACTGGGCAGTGAATGTATCGGATACCCTCGAAGCCCTCAAACCCTATAAAACCGACGAAGGATACAGGTTAGCGGAAGCACTGCACGAAGGTAAAATCACCAAGACGCAAGCCGGAGATCTGTTCACTGAAGATGCTATTGAAAGGGCCATGAAGTACGAACCAACACAGGATCAGAAAACTGGCATCACATCAAAAGATGTGGGATTGATAGCGGGGGATGTTCTAGTTCCCTTCTTCTATGTATCAAGGAACTGGGATAACCTATCCCTGGGTGAACGCATAGGTTGGGTAGCGGCAGACATTGCCCTGTTCATATTGCCAATGGCTGCTAGTGCAGTAAGGGGGGCTCGGGGTGCTATCAGTATAACTAGGGGTGCCAGGGTTATTGGGGCTGCTAAAGGTGTTGGCAAAGAATTGATTGCTATGGCGAAGGGGCCAATAACAACCTTAATGCATCCTATCGCTACAACCAAACAAGGGCTCAAAGACTTACGTAGCTTCGTTACTAACATAGGGGATTGGAAGAAGATTCCCGACGTAGTGTTAAGCACTACCCAATCAACTGTGCGACTAAAGCTAACATCAGCTTCCAGTGCCGACGACTTCCTACGGGCCCGTGACAAGCTAATGAAACTGGCCGCTTCGGGTGATACCCCGATAGTGCAATTAAGGAACAAGGCGGGCAAGGTTGTGGCCGAATTGCAGTTGAATACAGCACCTTTAATGAGGGAAGTTAAAGGTGGGGTGGTACACACCACACCCTGGGGTGGCACTTTCAGAAAACCAATGGTAGTGAAGGGGAAACCAGGCGTGGGTATAACCGAACAAGGGCTATTCGTAGCCCACGAACCACTACCCCGGTTCGCCAACCAAACTGCCTTCAATCTGCCCATTGAAATCAGACCGGCCGGGGCCGGCCGGGAAATGGTTAAAACAAAGATCGGGTACAATCAGATCGTTCACATCAACCTGGATAGTAGACTACCCACAGACGTATATAGATCCCTTACAAAGGCCAAGCTGATTGGCGACCCGGAAAAGATAAGCGCTTTAAGTAGCAAGAAGGTTGCACGGCTAGTAGATGCTCTGAAAGGTAGCGGCAACGTAAAAGCTGCCGATGTTTTACAGCAAACGGTGGAAGCGTACAAGCCCGTGTTCCGTATCATTAGCCCTGATAAGGCCAAGGAAATCATTGCAACCGGCAAGTCCTATCGCGGTGCAGCAGAAATAGAAGCCAAGTTTGCAGTAGGAACAAAGATCAGTCCACCGGTGCAGAAGCTCTATACATACATTGGGCCTGAAGCTATAAGGGTTGAAATATGGCTTGATCGGCCGCTAAAGGCAAGGCAAATTGCCAGGCTAAAACTTGAAGGCATTGCCGAAGTATTCAGGCAACCATTCAGAACACCCCTGAAGATTAAGTCTGTAACAAAGGGGCTAAACAAGACGCAAATAGATGAATTGGCTCGTATACTCAAAGCTACCGAAAATGTCGACGTAGCAAAGGGCTTACAAAGGGCATACGAACTATCACGTAGCGGTCGGCGTTTGTCAGCAGCAGTGGCACGATCAGGAATAAGGGTACTGGGTGGAACTCGGGCAGGGTTCAGGGCCAGGCAGGGTACACCCATATTGTTAACTGGTAGAGCAAGGACAACAAGGGCAGCACAACGGGTAGCGGCCAGAACCCAGGTAGCAACCAGGGCAAGAAGGGAAGACAGGGCAGCACGTACCGACAGGGCAGCACGTACCGACAGGGCAGCACGTACCGACAGGGCAGTGCGTACCGACAGGGCAGTGCGTACCGACAGGGCAGCACGGGGCGAACGGGCAGAACGGGGCGAACGGTTAGAACGGTTAGAACGGCTAGAACGGTTAGAACGGCTAGAACGTATAGAACGGCTATTCAAGCCAACAAAGATAACAAGGTCACGGCTTGGCAAGGGTGAAATAAAATCAGAGAAGCAAGCTATACGCAAAGGTCCTGCACTAGCGACCTGGAAGCAAGGGCTATACTGGGTTAGCGTATTCCCCCCGTTCCGAACCAAGAAGGGGGGAAAGGCGGGTGCGGATGTTGTATATTCTAGGAAACGCCCACGTTATGCGTCCCTGATTGCGAAGGGTAGAAGGGCACCAATGCGAACGCTTCGAGCAATGGGCAGAATCCCGCCCCTAATAGAAGTACCTATGGGGGTTACCACTGCACGGATCAAGCACGGGCGGACGCTATCGTTCGTAAGGCGTAGAACTAACGGCAAAAGGCGTAGGACTAACGGCAGAAGGCAACGCTAAACCTCCGTCCTTTTTTGGAGTTCCCTTGCCGGATGCGTTTTGCCTGGGTGGGCATCTTCCCAGGCTTTCATATGTTCTTCAGTATTGACGGCTTCAACACTAGCTTTTATTTGTTCTGCCCGGCCTGGCCCAACATATAAGTGGGGATCCCTTTTATCCCTGTATTGCTTCTGCCTATCATATTCTGATTGATATTTGTTCCAGTTGGTGATACGGATGCCCTGCCCATCTTCAGTTATTCGCCCTTCGTCTATACATTTCTGCATGGTCGTTTCAAATACCTCGGGATCGGCATGGAGTTCGTGAATTACGAATTCCCGGGGGTACGGGCGTAAGTCGTGGTCGGCAATAATGCCATCGTTGCCACAAAGTCCGGCCAGGCATAGTAACTTATCCCATATCGACTGTTCCGCTTCGGTTAACTGGTAACTCACGCTACCGTGCAATCGTTCATAACAATATAGCTTTACCCATCGCCTTGGTTGTCTAGTCATACTATCCCCCTATTCCTTGTAACTTTCATTGTAACAAATAACACTGTTTATTTGTAACTTTTGTTGTTGTCTCTCTATTCTATTCTATTCTATTCTTCTTCTGATCTGATCTGATCTCTTTTCTCTTTTGCTTCTTTTCTCTTTTTAGGTGGTGGATTTGGCTTCCGTTTCGCTAGGCAATAACTGTAAATATGAATGATAGGCGACTTTAGGCATTGCTTCGGGATTTGAATCACGGGTTTCCTTCAATCGTTCTAGTGCTTCAATCCCTAGCTGAATTGACTTCTTCCATTTCACATCAAACGGATTGCTTTCTAGTATTTTATTAACTCTAATAGCTTCGTCAATCTCTTTGTTACTCATTCTTCACTTTTCCTTTGCATCGTGTGGTGGGGTTAACTGGTTCAGAAGGAAGTCGGTTAGCTTCTTACTACAACAACGTGCGGCTACTCGGCAAGGGATTTTAAGGTCACGTAATTTATGGTAGTTGATTTTCTTCTGATGTTTTTCGAGAGCATAACCGGGCCTATAAGTATGAGGGTAAGTTATAATTTGTCGCAATACGCCTGGTTGATCGTGATCCTTCGCTATATTCCCCTGTGATTGCCGGAATATGTGGCATTTAGTGTTATCGCATAATAGGACGTAGTAGGATCTATTAAAATCGTCTATGATCAAGCGTTCGCCACATTCGCGACATCGTTTGCTAGAGTATTGCCGATGGGGTACGCCTGTCCCGATGCCAATGTAGTCAAGGCTGTACGATTGTGCTGATAAAACACCTTCCAAGTTCATTTATCACCCCGGTTGTCGTTTCTAATTTTCACCATGTAGCGATGCCCCATGATTAAAATTATAACTAACAGAATCAGGCCGGTGGCTACCCCAATTTCTATTCCGGTGAAGTGGGCAGCGATTAAACCCACTATAATTGGAAAGCCTAGTACAATCGCTGCCCCTATCAATATGGCGTAGATCGGTTTTATGTTCATAACCTGTATACCTCGGCGTACGTGTACCCCACGGCATAGGTCGAATTCAACCCTGCAACTGTTAGGTCAATCGTTTTTTCGGTGGCCACAGTGAATGTTTCGATGCTGAACCACGCCCGGGCGACCGACCATTCCGTGCCATCGTAAGTGACCACCGGGATGTAATCATGGTTCGCCGTTACCCAGTTTATCGAAGCATAGAAGGCCGCGACCGCTTCGCCGTAAGATGTGGCATTTGTAGACACCATTGGATCAAAGCATAGGTGTATATTGGCAGTGAACGTGCCGTTGCCACTGATATGGAGTTGGTATTCATCGGCCAACTGCCATTCATACGGGGAAGCGATTATTCCGGCTAGGATGTTTTCGTTTGCAGTGACACGCCAACCTAGATCGATTACATCCAGGGCGTAGCTGGTTAAGGCGATGTTAACGTTGCCCAGGTCTTCGGCGGTGGCGTAAGGCCCCGCATTTTCCAGGGTGACAATATCCTGTGCCTGGGATTCTAGGGCATTGTCTATCCTGCCTACATCGGCAGTGGTAGCCTTGCCCGGCAATAGGGCCAACACGATCAGGGAACTAAACAGTATAGCGATCAGTGCTGCCATTGCGATATGGGCCCAACCTTCCCGGTCGGGCTTTAGTTCATCCGGTATTTTGTCTATGATACTTCCATACATATTATTTATACCCCCTTATTTGATTCTATTTTCGCTATGATATTCAATATCTGATAGGCCACGGTCGGCACGATTGCGTTGACTAAACATTTAAGTCGGTCCACCCTATTGGGAATCCCATTAGCCATTCTACCCAGTTCGGGTTCAACTGCCCACCAATCGGCTTGCCATCCCCTTTGTCCAGATTTGGCAACCCTCCGTGTGTAGTTTGGTCGGTCCCCCTCTGTGTCTGCCCCTTCCAATCCCGTTCTTTGGGTGTTGGTAGTAGTTGTTTCACCTGGCTTGTCAGATGCCCACCCTTCGGGCCAGGGTTCTTTTCTTCCCCGTGTGGCGTTCGCCACATGACCTGGGTTGTCAGGTTCGGAGTGCAATGGTAACCCCGATCGGCATTCCGATCCACGAACTTCTTTGGATCTTCCAGTGTTTCCGTTGCTCGGGGCGTATGCCATAATGAATACTCGGTCGCGTCTGTGTGGGGCATTGACGCCACAAGCCGGTATAATAATCGGTTGGACTGCGTAACCGATTTTTTCAAGGTCGGAACACACTCGGTCAAGGACTGATGATAACTCAATTTCCACTTCTTCAATGGATTTACCTTCCAGGTCAGAAGCACTATCTGTGAATTCCATTCCTGCGATTCCACCAACGTTTTCAGCAAGTACCCAAGTGGGCTTGATGGCGTCGATAACGGTAAGCATTTCATTCCAGAGGTAGCGGTTATCTGCCGTGCCTTGTCGCTTCCCGGCAAGACTGAAAGGTTGGCAAGGGAATCCCCCTGTAATAAGGGTAACTGGTTGGATTGGGTTACCTGTTCTTCTTCGGGTGTTTTTATCCACTTCGCCAGTGTCATTCGGCGTTTTTCCCCACATTTCACATTGCTCGAATCGTCCTCTTGTGGCGTTGGCAACAATTTCCCTGATATTCTCGACATTTCTAATATCCCCCACTATCGGAACGCCTGGCCAGTGCTTCGCTAACACCCGTTGGCAGTATTTGTCTATTTCCACGAACCCCACGGTCGTGAACCCTGCCCAGTTCGCTGCTAGGGCAAAACCGCCAATACCGGAAAATAAGTCTAGGTGTGATAGCATTGTTCATTATTCAGGTATTTTGGTTTGTTCGCTTAACATTGATGCCGCGGCTACCGTTGCCCTGATGAAATGTTCAATGATTCCGTTCAAAACGGCTTCAAACGTGTTTTCGGATATTGGGAATGTTCCTATCGGTTCATCTTTGTAGCCAACAATCACCGTATGGTCGGAATCTTCCCGCGACCAGTACCCGTAGTTTTCAAACGCCAGGGGTACCAGTTGCGTTACTATTGGTTCTGGTCCTTTTTCCTTCCGCAAATCGGGTCCCCTTACCCAGGGACCGGGTTGTTCTTTCGTTGATCCCCCTGGTATTATCATTGATCTACCTGGCTTCGGCGTATTACGAATGTTTTGACCTGTTCGTTATCCGGTAGCCATTCATCTACTTCCCATTCGGATTGGGCGTGTTCAATGTACCTGTCCCGTTCCCCCGTAGTTCTAAAAATCCCTACTAGAAATAACGCGGCGGCAGTTAGGAGTAGCACCACGGCGATCACGGTCACGCCCGGTCCGGTGGTAGACGCCGTTGAACCGATGGCATCGGCGGCTACGGCGAAGATTAGGGCAAGGGATACAAGGAACGTTACCAGGGCGATTAGATAGGGCGTCTTAACCCTGGGATGAAACCTTGTCTTAAAATAATCTTCCCATGTTGACCTGGCCATCCTTTGAATATCGACTTCTTTTAACTCTTTGTGCATTTTTGTTTTACCCCCTTGTTTTATTTTGCTTCTTCTTGTAACTTCAATCTGTTAACACCGTCTTGCCTATTTATTACCCCCTTTTTATATTTTGTATACTTACTCGTCGTTGTGCTGCCGCGTTAAAAAATAGATTCAAAATATCATTCAATATGCCGGGTTCAAACATAAATTGCTTGATAAACTTCCCCTTTGCGTTGTATAGCCGCAAAGAATAATAAAGCAAGCCACTAGCTTCAACCATGACTAATCTATACTTCCTGCCATTGTAAGAAACTTCCCCACAAGTATCGATTAACTTTGTTGGGTTTGTGCCAAATTTGAAGCCTACTTGTTGCTTATTTATATCTTTCATCTTCTTCCCTATGACTATGTTAGCGGTTGTCCTTGGCCCATCGCACTATCGTTTTGAACGGGTTATGTTCTTTGTTAGTAGACCATTTGTTCAACTTCACCCATTCTGCTGCCCAATAGCCGAACATCAGGAATTTATACCCTGCCAGTGCATTTATGGCCTTGACAAAGACTTCATCCTTTTGAAACTGTATCTTTTCTTCAGTGATCATTTCGTTTCCCCTTAATGAGTTTCAAAACAGGGGTTGAATTGGGTTTGAAAATATAAAGTGCCATGCCCATAGCGTCAATGCCCCTTCTTGACGTTCTGAAGGGCATCCTGCCTAGAATTCGATGCTTTCCTTGGCTGATCCCAGTAGGGTGAACCACACGACGGGCATCGTTTCACCTTATCATGGCGTGGGATCCATCCATACCCACATCGGTTACAAAGTAATCTAGGTAGTGCTAACGCCATTATGTTTTACCCCCTTTTCCTTAATAGGTATACTGTAACAGTATACCTATGTTCACACCAAGAGTACGGTTTACATAATAAATAAAAACTTTCGTACTATATTAGCCCGTGAATTCGGCGTACGGAATCTTGCTCAACCAGGCTTGCCGACACCAGTATCGTTGGAACCGGTGCATTTCTTGGTCGGTCCACTCGGGTCCAACCCAGGAATCCTTTACCAGGGCGTGTTCGCCTTCGATCGGTTGGAATCTTTGCACGAATGATTTAATCCCCAGGCTTTTAATTACGTTAGCACGGTGCAAAGCATCGGTTGGGGAATCGTGGTAGCCGTACATTATATAGCAGTTTAATCGGCGTTTCGCGAATCCGGCGTTCAGAACCATTCTAAAAACGTCCACAATCCTGGCTTCCATGTTGGTATGGTCGAACGCAAATCTTAACTGGGGCAACCATAATTCCTGCAATCGTTCAATGTGGTGTTCATTAAGTGACCGAACATCTAGCCCCTGGTTGAAATCGACGGCTTTTAGCCCCTTCAATCTATCAATGACAAGATCGAAGTGGCGTTGGCTAGTGGCCAATAGGTTGTTGTCGCAAACGATAGGGGCGGGGATCCATTTATCAGGGGGTAGTTCTCGGAGTTCGCCTTCAATCTTCGGCACGGCACAGAATCCGCAGTTATGAATGCAACCGCGGCTAGTGAACGTGGCGTGGGGGTTGTGTCGCTTCAGCGGCGACGGGTGGAATTCACCACCAACCTGGTCGGCTACCCCACGGATATATTCGGGCATTAGGTCAACTGCCGGCCCCCCGGCGTATACGTAGTAACCCGCATCTTTGTACCAGGTGCATAGCGTTTTGGCCTTGGGCAAATACCATGTAAATGGCACTGAAATGAAAACCCGTCCGCTATCCTGCCAGTGGACTATTGACTTTGCCCAACTCATAATTACATCCCCACAATGTCAGTGCTTGCAAACAATCGCCTGGCCATGGTGTCCCGGGTAGGATGGCTTAACTGGGCGTAGATCACGGTGTTCATAATGTTTTTATGCCCGATCCAATACTGGACGAACCTTATATCTGCCCCCGCATCTAGCAAGTGAGTGGCTATACTGTGCTTTAATACGTGGAAGTGGCGTTTATCTGCCGGAATATTCGCCTTCTTTCCGTAGCGTTTCATAAGCCAGTTCAGGGTTTGCCTGTGGATCGGAAGCCCCCGGGCCCCGGGGAATAGGCAGGGCATGGTATCCTGGCGTTTCTTCATCCAGGCTTTCAGTATTCGCATTTCATCCGGTTGTAGCGGGTGTTCGCCGCCCAGGGAATTCTTCAACCGTTCGATTCTGATCCTTCCCTGGGACAGGTCTACATCTTCCATGCGAATCATCCCGACTTCGGATGCCCGAAGCCCGTGGCGATAGGCAATCAGGAATATTGCACGGTCACGCTTCTTGTCGATAGCCTTGAACAATCGTTTAAGTTCGTCCTGGGATAAGTATTTTATGGTTCTGATCTTTGTTTTCATTTAATCTTTGATAATGCCTTGTCTTCTATCTTATCCAGTAGGTTTATGAATTTAGGGGCGAATGTGTCTTTTAGCCCTAGTATTATTGCCAGGGGAACTAACACGAACACGATTACAAACCACTGGCTTAATGTGAGGTCCTTTATCTTCATTGCTTCTTTTCCTGAAAGTCGGCAATCGGCACCAGGCATAATTCAACGCCACTCATTACTTGGCGTTGATATTCTAACACCCTGTTAGATCGCATCGTTAGAACTGGGGGTATCAGGTTCTTCCCCGACTTGATCCTGTATAATATCTTGACTTCTACAATGTTGCTTCGGTGGGCCCGGAAGACGGCTATGCCCACCCTTTTGCCGTCCCAAACCGGGGTTCGGATCGCCAACCGTTCGATGGCAACCCCGCCTTCGTAGTGTAATCCTTCTGTCCAAAGCTGTTTCACCTGGGAAACTCCTGTCTTAAAGTTGTGCCAATATCTTGTCTTGTCCAATCATTGAAGCTAGCCCATTCGGGAATTGCCCATATATCACCCCTTTTGAATAAGGGCATCAGATTATCCTTCAGAAAAATCTTTACTCCCGCCTTGTCAGCAGCTTTGACTATCTCTCGCACCCACTCGATCTTAGGCTGTGCTGTTATCTTGTTATCATGTCCAGCCAGCCATAAATCAGGATACTTCTCGGCTAGCAATGCCATGTCGGGCAAAGTGCCTGTGCAAGCCCCGATGATTATCCAATCAAGTTCTCTGAACCAAACAGGTGCGTTCTTATGCATATCGAAAGCTATCCTGCCTAATAAAGGTTCAAAGGAAACATATTTAACGCGAGCTTCAATTTTATGTAGTGCGAATAAAGCATCTGCCATCATTTGCTGATTCGTGACAGTAATCCCTATCCATGCGTTATCAGGGAAGGGGCTAAACTCGGGGAGTCGTTGGGCTTGCTTCGTCAGGATATAGAAGCGGTGTTCGCTATACCACGACATACCAATATGGCTTAATACCCTTCGTGTCCATTGTTCAGGCACACCGATACCGAATAAGTCGCCCATATCACAGACGAATATACCTTTGGGGATAGCCCCTGCTGTCCATGCCCCAAATTCTTCTCTAACCCTCTCTTGCCAATAGCGGGGATAGAAGGGGTCTTTAAGACAGACGGCCAACTCATTAAAATCAACTCCTGATATTGGGAGTATTACTTTATCATTCGCCAAATACAAAGGCTTCAATCTCCCATTCGCTAGCTTGTAGGCATAGCAGGGGAAGTTACCGCCTTTGCATAGTCCGTTGTCGTGGTTAAGACAGCCAGTGATAGGATTCCAAGTATAGCCCTGGCTACCGTCAGGGTTCTTTACCCATTCTATGTTAGTTCTGCCCATGTCTAGTACCCCCTTTTATTCGTCCTTGCTATGGTCGTAATCCGTGCATTTAGCACATATTAGCGGTGACCGTCCTTTCAATACAGCGTGTAAATCAGTGGAACCATCGCCATTCATGGCACCAGGACGCTTGAAGAAGTGATTGCATCGGCATTTAACCCTATCGGATGTAACAATGGCATTTAGGCAGTCGTATGTTATACGGCGTTTTGTCCGTGCGGTTGCTCTCATGCCTTCTAGCTTTGACGCTATTGGTTCTGTAAATAATTCATTGTTATCCATTTTTACCTCGTAATACCTATTATTTTTCTATTCAGGGAAGGATCCTTCCCTTTCCTTGCGGTTCGGTACATACGCCCTTCCTTTTGCTTTTGCTTGGTTCTTTTTCTTCGCTTTCCGTTCTTCATTCTTCATTTACCAATCTTGTAAATTGGGACAAACCCTTTCAGGTTCTAGCAACTTATCCTTCGGCAAATATAGAGGGTGTAGGGGTTGCCCCTGTTTTGTATATCCAAAACTCCTAGCCCCGGGGAACATTTCACAAGATACTTTATTGCCACGCCCTCTATAAACTCCACCATTCCCCCAACATAGGACAGTCGATTTAGCTTCTGTATTCATGGCATGAAGTTCACCATCATTATCTTCACCAACCGGATCAATCTTACATATCTTCAATGTCTCGGGATATGTATTTCTATACGCAAAAATATTCCCCATCAACATTCCACCGTAGCTCCAATTCATAGCAAACCCAATACATCGTCTTATGGTAGGATCATTTACATTTTCATCAGCAGTAGATGGATTAAGCCCAATAAATAATACAAGCCCCTTCCTTCTATCCCATATTCGCCACAAGCGGTATCTATAAATCCTGTCAGATGAAAACCTAGCCCCATTTTCCATGCTTACCTCACATTCTTTCAGGAATGCCGCTTGGCACAAGCATCCTCATGCCTATAAAAATTCGCTGCACCTGATAATTTTCTGCTCATTGTTCTTATAAATCCAGGTGGCCCTTTCTTCGCCACAAAGCAAGGGAAACGTCTACCACAATAGGAACAAATATATTCACCACTCCTATAATCTACTTTCAATGACTTTTTCCTTAAATTCCCTATCCCAATTCACTATTAACTCTACTGTTTCAGCATATCGCCTTTGTATATCAAGGGCCTTCGAATCTTGGGCCAATCCTTTCAGCATTTCAATAGAATCATCATCATGGCCGCCATAAGCACTAACGATATGTTTGCCCAGGTTATCCCGAGCTATTAAACTCTTATTGGCTATGATTAAAAATAGGTTTAGCATACTTACGATTTCCCTTTGGAAATGGGATGCAATTCCAATCAAATGTTCTCTATCTTGCTTCAACTGTTTGTCCATCGTAGCATCGTCTAGCCATTTAATTACGTCGTCTGTGGTTTTGGGATCCAACCATTCTGTATTGCCCCGTTGATTTATAAATTGCGTTATTGCATCCTGATATACTTTGGCTTTGCGATATTCCTCACTGTTTTCAAGTATATCCGTGGCTGAAGTGCGGCTTACCTTGGTGATTTCCTTAGAAGCTGCTCTCATAAAGGCTGCCAGTAAAACATCATCCAATTTAGGATTAGGGTTTCGCACAGCCTGTCGCTTGGTGACCAATTTGCTACCGCGAGGACACAACCACCCGATGTTAGGTGGCAATTCTTCAAGTTGAATTACGTCCTGGGGGGCAACAAACCAAAGTTCGTGGAAACAATCTAACGCCCATTTGTGCTTTAGTGGATTTTGTAGTTCACTGATAAAGTCAGATCGAGTTACCTTTACTTCAAAGGCTGCCCTAGTAAGCCCCTTTGACGCCCAAAGGCTAAATACCACAGCATCTATCCAATGCCCAAGATACGTTCCTGTCCCATCAGGCACTTGTTCTAACACCACATGGGATTGACGGCCATCCGGTCTATCAAGCGGGTATTTCCGTCTTATTAAATTGACTAAATCTTCTGCCTTCATAACTTTGAGCAATTAGCCAATTCTAAAAGCACGTTAGCATGACAAGGTAAGGGAGAACACCAACATACAAGATCCTTGCCTTCCAATTCAACTACATTTGGCGGTTCGCCACATTGCCTTATCAAACTTGTATCACCTAGCAGCCACTTACGATATTCAGCTACCACCAATCGCCGCTTCTCTTCTTTTGGCAAGCCATATAATAGAGGATCAGTCATTCTAAACGGATTCCCCCACTTGCTCGGTCGACCAACATAAATAGCTTCTACTGGGACTTTATCAATTCGCCTATTGAATACCTTTGGCATTTTCTCTATCCCCCCTTTTTGTTCATTCTTTCAGGAATGGCTACTCACTACCGTCATTTCTAGGTGGTCCTGCCAACACCCTTCACAGAAGTATTTGCCACAGGCATTACACCGAATAACGGCGGGTTCAGCACAAAAGCCACGATAATCTTCATTAGCGTCATAGCCTAAATCCTGTTCACACCGTTTATCATTTGGGAACTTTCGAAGCCTACTCATTTTAGACACACCCTTCACAAGGCATCGAAACCCTGCCGCATTTACTACAAGTAGCGTTAGGTTGGTCTTTATATTCCCCCAGGCCGTTTACAAAAATGGCATCATCAGCTTTTGCAAATCGCCCACATTCAGGGCATACGGGAATAAATTGCCACCCATCATAGGTTATTCGCCTAAAATATTGGTAACTGTTTAGAGTGTTATAACTCATTTCCTTATCACCAATATTGGTTGGGGTTATCACCCTTGAATACCCCTGCCTTTATCAGCTTAATTGTAGACAAGGCTAATAATATTCCGGCTATTACAGCAATAAGGCCCATGAACCAATTACCAAACTCCATGATTGCAACTCCTGATCCTATTAATGTCGGCGTGGCGAATGCGGTGATAACGTAGTGGTGGGTATGCTTCATCCTTTTCCCCCTTCGAAAATGAATTTCTCAATTCGGGATGATTTATAAATCTGCCCCCATTCTTCCCAACAACAATCACATAAGTAGATTATGCCTTTCATTCCGAACGATAGCCCCCCTGCTGCATACCCGCATCGTGTACAAGTATGCTTGTAAGGATCGCCATATAGCCATGGTACGGTAGTATGATGGGTATGCTTCCCTGTATGGCACCCTGGGGGACAGCCTTCATGGAGTATGGGTGGTGGTGGTCCGTGAGCAAATAGCGGGCTTTCGGTATCGGCATAGGGGTTAGAACCATCAGGACTTAGCATTGATTTGATAGCGGGTATTGACTTTATGACAGGGGCTAAGTCACGCCATATTACAATCCAACCAATGCCCTGACAGCCATGGCATTGGTTATTAGTGGCCTTGCCAGTTCCATTACAAACCGGGCAAAGTTGAGCATCGCCTAATCTTACTGCCTGTGTGCTATTAGCCTTCATCCTCAATATACCTAATAACTGGAAGACGGCGAATAACATATTGCCTTATCAAAGGCAAAGCCTTCCAACATAACTTGTCTAGCCATTTTGGTTCGGTGGAAAACTCGAAGCCAAATACCCTAAAGCCATGGATTCCGTCAAATAGCCAATCGTCGTATTCATTCCACACCCATAATGCCCACGATCGTAGGTCCCTAAAGCCCTTTGGGGAATTCCACTCCCTAAAGCCTGTCAACCTACAAAACGTTGCCCGAATTATCCATGAACTAATTATCATTTTAACAATCGCCCCTTGGTGGGGGAAGTTAGCCAGGCTTCCCCCACCAATATTAAGGAAAGGAGGATCGAGATATTCATAATGATAAGCCAATTAGGTCGGCAACGCCCATAAGAGAGTATTCCCGGCAGCGATGGTCTGTTAACAATGGTATGTCGTGCCAAACTTCACCGTCGAAGATTGTTATGACTGTCGGTTTGAAGGGATTCAGGGGTGCCATAGACCGATATATCACCCGTTTAAGCCCTTTGGGTATGAATTGTTCGTTGCAAATACGGCATTTATAAATCGGGTAGCCAGTGGCTGCTTTTCCTCTTCCCATATTATATACATAATAACTGTTATGGATAAGATATGTCAAGAGGTTATACGTGAATGAACCTGAAAAACGGGGATGCTTTACAGCTATTATGGATAATTGTGGGCACTCTTTTATGTATATCGGATTTTTTTGAACCCCCGGTGACGTTTTCGAGATAATCTTTTCTTGCCCTTGTCGGCATAGGCCACGCCGGAAACTATCTTGCCCCTGCCGGGGGTGTCAACACCACGTATATCGGTTCGGTTCGGACTTTTGGCCCAGGCTTCTGCATTCACTAGGGGGTGTATCTTCTTGGCAAGTAGAAGGTTGTCCATGGCAATAGCCCTAGGGCTTCTTTTAGCCTGGGTTCTCTGTATCAATTCCTGTGCGACACTGGCTAGAATCTTCTTTGCCTGGGTAGTAGGCCTAGGCTTAACGGACGGTTTGATCTTGGGTTGTGCTATCTTGCGTAGCAAGGGACCGGTAGTTTGCTTTGTAGACCTAGCCTTGATAGCCCCTTTTAGTCGTTCAAGTGCTTTAAGCGTTTGTTCATCCGATTCTAATTCAGCTTCGGTCGCCTTGACCAACGCCTTCATGTCCCTGGCTTCTTCAATCAGGTTCTTCAGGTATTCGTCAGGGTTCTTTCCTTCGGTCCTGGCCTTGTCTTCTAGGTGGAGTTCTTGGGCAACTTCATCTAGGGCATATTCCCATCTGACGCTTTTGCCATCTTTGGTCAATATTTCCTGTCGCGGATCTCTGCCCCAAACTTTTCTGTATTGGCCTTTGGTGATGTGGGTAATTTCGCTACGACCTTCCTTCGTTGTTGGGATCAGTGCCGTTAACTTGGCAATGGCAGGATTCAGGCTTTCCTTCATAGTCTCAAGGGTTGCCTGGCCTTCGTCTACACGTTCTTCTAGCTTATCAGTTCGCAGACCAAGCCCTGCTAACAGTTCAGCAGCATCTTCGTGGCTTAATGTACCTAGTATCCCCTTCAGTTCCTGGGCTTCTTCCTTGACTTCTTCGGTTTGTTCCTTGGCTTCCCTGGCTTCTTCCTGGGCGTCTTGTAGCTTTACCTGGGCGTCCATGCTGCCCGTCACTGCCTTGCCGGTGCTTTTCTGTGTATGCACCTTTTGGGATACACCCAATGCCCCTGCCTGTTCTCCAACAATTACTGCCATTCTGATCACCCCCTTCTTATAGCTATAATGTCATGCTTGTCAATCAGCGTCGGCCAACGTCCCCATCGCCCGAAGTGCTTCGCGTCCTTCTTCAATCCACCTTTCGGTATCCGCTTCTTCAGCGTGTATAACACTCCATAGGAAGGCAAACACTACGACAAACCCCGCAGCAAGACAACCTAGTATAAAAATAAACTCCAAGTTCATATTCACCCCCTTTATATATTATCGCCTGACTAGCCCGAATACTCCTAACGCTATACTGATTGCGATTGGTGCTAGATCCTTGGCCGCTACCACTATCAGGGCAATGCCGAATCCCCACCAAAATATGCCGATAACGGCCAACTCGGGAATTACAAGAAGGTTGGCATTAAGAACGGCCAGGTGTGGTAGCGTGTGGATGAAGAAGTTGATCGGCAACATTACGATACCCCAAACGCCACCGGTTTCAACGCTTACACCCAGGTTGAACCCGAAGGCGTCATTCAGCACCCCCGCTTCGGTGCTATACACCTGGCGTCCGGCTTCATGGTCACTGGCAGTAGTATCATCGTACCCGCGGCCCTGGTCCCCGACCGTAAACGTAGTGTCCGTTTTTGAAGAATAGAGTACCTTTTCGTCACCGATCCGTATTATGTCCTGATTGGTGAATAATTCGGTACTATCGACGGTGACCGTGGTGGAATTGCTTGTGATATTCTCGGCCAGTACGGTTGAAACGATGCCGCCACCCCCCTGAAGTATAGATGCTAGGATGGAACACCCTATGAATACGATCAGTGCCGTTATTAGTAATCTATGTCCCATAGTTCCTTCACATTACCGGTTGTCGTTCCCATACTATCGCTGCCGTTAGCCCAAAAGCCATTAGCAAGATCACTGGCCAGGCGAAGATGCCCATGGAATAGAATAGTATCGAAAGCCCTAGCCCGGTTACGGTTGTTAGTATAAAGTGTTGTGGCTTGGCCGAATCAGGCCTTGTGTCAAACCCCAGGTGTACCCCTATCATGGCCGCTACCACTATGAACCATGCCAGTAGAAGCCAAGATAGACGTTCAGTGAGTAGTGGCGTTCCACTCATAATAGCGACTAGGGGATACATCGGGTTGTCACGTAGTCCTTCTATGTCCACGTCGCCACTGGCAACCGGGGGCTCGGGCTTGATTATGTCCTGTGGTTCAGGTTGAAGGTTCTGATAGTAATAGGACGAATCATAGGCTTCTTCGGATTGTAAGGGCCCCATGGACGCTAAAACGCCCGTGGGGTTAGTCCCCCAGTTGAATATTGCGTCGTGGTCTGATTCTTCATCAGGTAGCGTATCATCAACGATGATAGAACTGGGTATATATTGCAACTGCAAAACGCCGTCGATCGCCATTTGGAATTCATTGGCGTAGGGCATGACGTTGTTTTGCATCCATGTCCAGTTGTTAGAATTGTCATTCCAGGTATAATAAGTAAGGTCAATCGTATTATGGAATGTGTTAACTTGATCATCCATCAGAAAGCCGATATGGTCTTCGTAAGGGGCAACACCGTACAAGGGGCCATTGCCAAGAAGTTCAGTCATTTGCACCGGGACATTCAGTTCCATAGCGATAGTATCCAAAGTAACACAATACACCCAATCGGCACCATTGCGATAGCCGTACAGAATATAAAGCACACCGGTATTTTCGTTATAGCATAACTGGGGTGTATGGTCGCCGTCTTCATTCAAGGGTATTTCTTCGTAAGTCTCATTAGAATACCGAACCGTTACGGTTTGATCGGGATCATCGCCGCCAACGCCCAGGGTAGTACACCAACCGATATACATATTGTCGTTCGCATCTGCGGCCAAGGTTGCCGCACCCATGCCGGTAGTGTAACTACTAATATCATCCTGCGATTCCCACGAAGAACCGTTGAAGTACCTGGCAAAAGTATTCGTCCAATACCCGGAAACATTCCTTTGATGCCACACAAAAAGCAGCTTATTGCTATCAGGATAATAGTCAAAGTCCATAGGATTAGAAGGATTGCCGCCAGTGTAATATATCTGCCAGGGATAGCCGCCATCAGTTACCCAGGTGCCATCATTAGCGGAAGATTTCGTCATATAGCCACGGTTGTTAGTTGTTTCATAAGTAATATATGGGTAGCCATTGGAATCAACTGTTATGAGTATAGCACCGCCAATAGTAGTTTCCGTCCCTGCCGTTTGCCAAACGTCACTCCAGGTTATACCTGGGGCAGATGTTAAATCCCCCCTTCTATATCTTATGTTGTCGTCACCGGCAGTGTCGCGATAACCAATATAGATATATTCGCCACGCATTGTAAAGTCACACTCTGCCATGGAATCCCCACCGGCAACGGCAACGGTATTTTCGCCACTCCATGTTACCCCGTCAGGGGAAGTCATGTATCCGATATTGGAACTGTTATACCGGTAGAATACCCAGTAATATCCTTCATCGTAGAAGCAAGCCGGGTATGTAACCAACTTGTTAAGTATTTGATACGAAGTCTTGTCAAATAGGTTTTCAGTATCCTTGGCCACGTCGAAGACATCCACGTATAGGTAGGCAACAAGCCCGTTTGTAAATACGTAGATCGTGTGAGCCCCGTCCGTGTAACTGCCATATTCCAGTTCCCATTGTGCAGTGTCCCCGGCTTCTAACCATGCCACAGTAAGAGTATCGGCATCGTCAACGTCGATTTGGTACGCTTCTTCCTTATACAGAATATTCCGATCTGCCCCCCCTGAAGAATCAAATAGCCCGGATATTAGCACTTCAGATACCATGCTATGTTCCAGGTCGGCATCATCCAATGTTGTGAGTGAACCATCATAGCCCACTATTATAGGAAAGCTACTCAATGACGCGGCCCCAGTATAGAATATTAGCGACTTATCTTCATAGGCGTCCAGGTCGGTGATAAACAGTACCCTGTCTTCAGCAACCATGTGGGGCAGGGCTTCCCCGCTACCCGTCAATACCCTGGTGTCAAGTGCCGTTGTTGTTATGTACCCGCCCTGAAGAAGGGCGTCTATATTGGCAGGGCAAGTAACGGCCAGGTCGTCATAACTGTTGCCTTCATCTTCGCTTACGTTGATATAAGCGTAATATGCTGCTAGGACGGGCACCACCATGACGGTGACTAAAAAGATGCCCAGGCAAAACCCCAGTAATGCTTTTCTCATGTCGTCCCCTTGTAGAATACCCAAACGCTGCTTATCAGGCAGAAGAAGGCAGCTATGATTGTTACGGTTAACGGTACCCCGAAGAACATCCCTGCCACCACTATCGGCCAGAATAGCAATATAGTTCCCCGGTTTAGCTTCCTTCTTTGCATTAGCATAATGAATAAGCCAATGAAGAAGCTATACCACAGGAACGCACTTAAAGCCCCGGTACTCATGCCCCATTCCCTGGCCCCCGGACCCAAGTCAAAAATGGTACCACGTACGCCTTCCATCAGTTCATCGGCATAATCATTAGAAGGCGGTTTGGGGTCGATGGGGTAATCAGGGGTGAAGATATACTGTCCGAAGATGGTCGGCACCATTTCAAGGGCAAAGGGAACCACTACCTGAAAATACGAAGCCCCTGCACTGGTTAACGAAGTAATACCCTGAACCGTGGTGACCAGTTCAACGCCCCAATCCTGCCCCAGGATGGTTGCCAGGTAAAGTATCCTAGCCCCGATTAGTTCCTGCACTTCGGCAGTTGTACCGGTGTTCCATGTTATGAAGTCCAGGGAAGTGCTAGGCACAACCCCGTCCCAATCCACCAGGGGGTTACCGACAATTTCCACGGATATGTCGCCTTCCCAGGTTGGTGTGTCACCGGGCTCAAAGTAGAAGGATACAACACCAAGGCCGTACCCTCCTTCATAGAATGGGAAGGGCGTGGTGGTATCCAGTTCATCGGTTCCTTCACGGATCCTGAATAGAAACAACTGGTCGGCATTTTGGGTATAGTTGCCGACTATCTCGTAAGTTATTATGTAGAGTTGATCGCCCGATTCATTGGCGTTTTGATAGGCCACGATTCCCTGAATTGATAAAGTATCCGGTTGTGGTTCTAGGGCCGCTACACTCGCAGGGTTAACAAGTAGCAATAATATAGCAACCAGGACCGGTACTAATAACCGTTTAATCAATAGCCCCCCCCCTTGCTTTATTTCAACTGCAAAGTGGCCGCATTCAGGGCATTGATCGACCGTTAAAGCACCATAACTAGGATCCTTTAGTCGGTCGACACCTTTGTGATCACACTTCCTGCATCTTTTCATCTTCTAACCTCTTATCTTTTAGCTTCTGACGTTCATCAGCACCATATTGAATACAGGCTAACCCTCCTGCACCAAGTAATAGAATAAGCACAATCATTATATTGATAATGTTGATTGCGGTGGACCCTCGGATGGTGTAACCAAAGAAATATGCAATGGTTGCTATAATAATTGGTATTGACAGGACTAGGCATAGTCCGATTTCCTGAAGCCTAATCCATTGCCGTTCCGGGTTCACTAGCTTGTTCTTTTCCATACTACATTATTGGAGTTGCCAGTTCAACAGGTGACATCTTAACCATCGGTTTGCCATTCCTTACCCATTCGATTACGTCTATTGCTATGTCCCATCTAGGGAAGGTAATTTTATATTTCCAGTTTTCCACTGTGCTAGTGCTTATTCTCAAAGCCCTACTCAATGCATAGATTTCGGGATAGCGGAAGGTTTCACAGGTATCATAGAATTCAGAAACTAGCGATACCTTCCTTTCATTACGGAATGGAATAACGGCTACTACACATGGTTTGCCACCGGTGTTAACCCTAGGCATTACCATGTAATTATTATATATCATTAAATAAAAGGTTTCCATACCCAACCAAACTGGGTATGGAAACCTATATATTCATATGTAACACTATTATTGTATGAAAAACGTCCTGATGGCCGTGGTTTGTATGGTGGTGGGGCTTTTCCTGATTGTTTATATGCTAATTCCCACAACTTCCGATGCCCTAACCGAAGATTATTCCGAACCTTTTAGCGTTTCAACCGGGGCGGGGGTGACAAATACCACGGAAACCCTATCGTTTGAACACTGGTATCAGGACTTGACCGATCTCACAGCTTCTTCCGATAACGGAAACGATACGCCGGTGGTGCTTTCCTATGAAGAAGATGATTACGATGTGTTGGTAACGGGGTTAGAACCATCAGCATCGCGAATCCTTACCATCAGTTACGTTAGAACAGAACATCAGGAATTCGTTGGTGTGTCCGGTTTCTACCGTGTCATGCCATTTCTATTAGTTGTCGGCTTGTTTGTTATGGGGTTGTGGTCGATGTTTTCGTCGGTCAAAAGTAGTCGGCGTGGTTAATTGGGTGCAACCGTTCCAAGAAGGAACGGGTTAAAACCGTCCCTGATGGTCGACAGGGATTTAGTCATACACCAATTTAAGGGGGTGTAAGAATGTCAAGAAAAGGACAAGGTGTAGGTGGCATGAGTGGTGGTGCTGCCAATCTGAAGACGATCATACTTGGTGTTATATCCATTGTGGTTGGTCTGATCATGTTGGGCATTGCCATGGACACCGTAAGCCCGTTGCTTACCGGTGGGGCTTCAGCCGTTAACTGGACACTTTATCCCGGCGGTGAATCAATCCTTACTCTGTTCCCGTTGCTGATGATGATCAGCCTGGTTCTATTCGGCGGTGTACTGATTTGGATTGGTTACCGGGGCGAATCGATGGATGTGAAGAGTACTATCCTTACGACCGTTGTGGTAATTGTGGCCGTTATAATGCTTCCACTGGTCATTACGCAAACAAGCACCCTGCTTGCCCGTGCCGACATAGCTTCATATACCGGCTTGGCCGCGTTCCTAGGACTAGTACCATTACTATACGTCCTGGGTATTACCTTCATAACCGGCATGGTCGGGTTCAAGGCAGTACGCGGCAGATTCTAGATCTAGTTGCGGCGTGAGGTACTATGGGTGAAACCCGGCTTTGGGTACAAGCTTCCCTAAAGCCGGGTTTCTGTATTTAAGGAATATGAAAGATGAAATGGAGTAGAACAAATGGGATTTTTCAATAAGAAGAACAAGGAAAGTTTTAATATCCACTGCATAGTTCTTGGTGAAGATAAAAACCTGATGCACCGTAACCTGGAATCAACGGGGACATTCCTGCTAGACGCCAAGAACCTACTGGGATACGATTCCTTCCCGCAATGTATGGGGAACTTCATCAGGTTCAGAAGGGGGAAACTGAAATTTCAGGGCTTGACTACCCTATTATACGAAAACATGGCCAGGCCGTTTAGTTTAAGCACCCTAACATGGGCGAAAGTAGAACATAAGAAGGATCAGATCAAGGAAGGGGCAATTAGCGAAGGATGTTCCAAGGCAGTTCAACGGCTAGATTTACTAGACCGCTTCGATAAAATGTCTACAATCCTGCTAATAGCCGTTGCGGGGGTGATATTCTTGGGGTTGCTATACGCCCTGCAAACTGGTTTGTTTGAGAAAATATTTGGAAGGTGATACATGGCAGTAAAAACGAAGGAAGACCCAAGGGCAGAAACCAAGGAAGTTAAGAAGAAAGCGGTTCTTACCGCCGGGGAACAACTCAATACCCTTATAGGCAGAATCTACCTGGTCAAGAAAACAGGTTTTGAAATATTGGAAGGTGCCGATGCCGCAAAAGATATTAAGGCAATACAGGAAGGCACAAAGAATACAACGGATGGGGATGGGCCCTACACATTCTATGAAAGCGGCCGACCAGTATATGTTGCTGTCAACACCGGCAACGGCGGGTATAGCCCTGTTACCTTCCCCGATCCCGGACCGAAGGAAGGGGAAATGGGTATGTCTTCCATGGAATTGTATTCCCTGGCCGTTACCCTGGCACAGACTATTGAAAAGATAATCGAATTGGAAACCCTGCCCAAACCATCCCTGATAGACCAGGCGAAAAAAATCATGACGCCAACAATAGCAATCGTAGCCTGTGTATTCGTGATCTTCCTGATAGTAATGTCGATGGCATGAAAGGATACAACTATGTCAGTGAATAGAGGATGGGGAAAACAAGATGAACTGGGAACCTTTGCCCCCCTCGGGGGTTCGGGTTCCGAAAAGGAACTTATACGCCTACCATCGGAAGCTGAAAAACTAGCACCCTTGGCAGGAACTCTTATCAGGTCCCGAATTCAGGAAAAGCTACGCGGGTATTATGGACTTGCGGCAACCCTGATCGGGGATAACCCCCAGGGCCAGGCATTCGTAATCAACATGATGGGTGCAGGGCTAGGTGAAGGTGGGTTCGCCAGGAATGAATTTCTAATGGGGTTATCACGTATGCTTGTCCCCACAGCAATGCCTTCACAGCACAATGGGCAACAACTGCTTAACCCGGCGAAAAGAGGAACAAAGGGGGAAGATAGACAACCGGATGAATGAATCAAGTAGAGCAGTAATTGATCGTAGCGATGAAGAACCGGTTGAAACCGATGATTTCCTTGAAGCTATGACAAAGGAAACCGTGGGGTTGCCCGAAGGACTACGTACTTACTTCCCCCGCGAATACGTTGAACTGGTGTTAGGTCCCCGGGGTGGTGGCAAATCCGTAAGGGTGGCTCGTAAGTTACTGAAGGCACTGAAGGCAGGGCTTCACGTTTTTACCAATTACGAACTATATCCCGAAAAAATAGGATGCGATAATAAGGCACGACCACTGGACCTGGAATTTCTATTGAGTTTTGACAGTTCGTTACAAGAAGCCGTGGTTGGCATTGGCGAAGTAGACACCTGGATTGAACGGAAACGTGCCATGAGTACCAGTAATATAATGGTTGAAAAGTTTTTAAGCCAGTTGCGTAAGCGTGGCCTTCGTGTCTTATTGGACACACAATCACCGACTTTGCCCACTGTCATATTGAACAAGGTTGATCTGATGGTGTGGTCGCAGGATTCGTACTGGACGGAATGGGGCAGGGACCACCAAGTATACAAGGGAACTAACTTCCTCTACCAGTGCAAGGATAATAGCGGTATATTCACCGGTTGGCGGGGGAAGGTATGGCCTGAAGCCATCGGCATGGCCCACAAATTATGGCCGCTATACAATACCTATCAGATATTCGATCCCTGGCAGTGGGCCAAGAAGGTGGAAATAGTTGGGGGGAAGATGGTGTTCGATATGGACGACAAGAAGATGTATACCAGTGGTGAACACAACCTAGCCCTAGAACAAAAGGAAATAGAGCAATTCAATACGTTGCTAAAGGCCGAATACCGTGCCTGGGGCAACAATCTCATAGACTTTGCCCAGGGAAGCAAAGCGATCTTGGAGGATCAGCCTAACAAGTGGGTGATTTCAATACACGAACTCGAAAAGGGGATGGGCAAGTTGACAAGAACAAAACTGAAGGGTGTGGAAAAACTTATCAGAAACCTTGATAAACTGGCAACCGACAGCAAGGGTTACCTGGCAAGAATAGACCGCGGGCAGAACGTGATCGAAATTGCCAAACCAATACCGACAGGGGGTGAAACAAAACCGACAGAAGGTGAAACGATACCGACAGGGAGTGAAACGATATGAGAATTAAATGGCATTTTATAGCAATAGCGTTACTACTGATAAGCCTGGTACTAGCATCGGCAATACCGGTACTGGCCAAAGACGTTGTGATTGTCCGGCCTAATCCTGCCCTGGACGATCTAACGGACGTTGACGCCAGTTCCCCGGGTAATGGTGCCTTCCTGGTTTGGAATGGGACCGCGGCAATGTGGGTAGACTATATTCTAGTGCTATCCCTGGATGATCTGGACGATGTTAATGCGGGTAGCCCCACGGATGGGCAAGTGATAACCTGGAATGATGTAGCCGGGGAATGGGAAACCACAGATGTTGTAGCCACGGTATCTGCAATTTGGGATGCAGATACAGACACAGGCATTCAAACGGAAGAATCGGCCGATGAAGATATACTACGCTTTGATACCGCCGGTTCGGAAGTAATGGTAATTGATGACGCTGGCAAGGTAGGCATTGGGACATCAACTATTCCTCACGGTGGAGTTGGGTATGCTAAGTTTGCAATAGAGGGCCCTGCTGCCAGTGCGGCTGGTCCTCATATCCAGTATACCGTAGATTCTGATGATTATCCCGTATTTCAACAAATTCATTGGGGCCACGATAATTCAGGTTTAAGTTTCGATGCCTATTATGATGGGGCTTGGAGGAGTTCTGATGTTGGTTCTAACTTCCAAATCTATAAGATTGGCGATTTATTACAATTTAGGTATGATAGTGGTATAGCCGCTGGCGACGCTGTAACTTGGAACAACGGGCTTGTTATGGACACAAGTGGCTATGTAGGCATTGGAACTGATAGCCCCGCTTCTGATCTTCATTTATACGGTAGGGCCCCGGTTCTGACAGTAACAACCACAAGTGAAGTCTCCGGCTTTAGAATAAATGTTGCTGCACCACAGACAGGAACAAACCTATTTAGGCTTCAATATGCGGGTGCCACGAAGCTTACGGTAGGAGTTGATGGGGATATACTGCTAGTTGCCGGGGGCGATATTTCTTTTGCGAATGATAATACAAGGATACACGAATCTGCCGGTGATTTATACCTTGAAGCGGATGATGACATTTATATCAGCCCGGACGACGACGTTAGAATAGATGGGATCACTCTTTTTGTAGATGGTGCATACAATCGAGTAGGCATTGGACACGCTAGCCCGCTAGAACCATTGTTCGTTAAAACAGATTCCGGGGGGGAAGCGATCGGGATACAAGAATGGAGTGGAACTGAAGGGTGGGAGCTAGGGGTTGATTCAGATGGAGATTTGAACTTTCAGAATACCGGTTCTGTTAGATTCCACTTTGATGATTACAATAATATGGAGATTTATGATGGTGCCTTGTGTGTTGATAACGGATTGGGTAGTTGTGGTGGCACAGTTGACGGCTATATTTACTGCCATGACGTCATAGAATACACGCATTACTGGGATGAAAATGTTAGCGGTTCAGCCCTTGAGGAAATCATGCGGCATGAAGGAATACTGCCACCTGGCGGTAAGATGGCACCTGATTATGACACTTTCATGGAAGGTGTGAAGGTAACTGGCTATGACTTCCCCAAATACCTGTTGGAACGGTTTGAATCATCTGACATAACACCGTATGAATTCTATAACACCTTAACTTCAGAAGAAAAGAACGATGTTATCCCAGGGTGTAGCGGGATTAGCATGGGCGGTAGAATATCCCAAAACGAACAGGGCATCAGAGAACTTTACCTTATAATCCAGGAACAACAAACAACGATAGCACAGCAGCAGGAAGATATTTTAGCACTACAAAATGATGTAGCCAAGATCAAGGAACTTTTGGGGATCAAGTGAAATATTTACTGGTAGTCCTGGCGATAATCCTAGTTCTAGTACCTACCGTGGTACTGGCGGGGGACTATTACCCGGATGAAGATGCAACGTTCTACGCCCAGGTGCTAGATGGGGCGGGCTCGCCTGTTAACAATGCAACTGTATTGCTAACGCTATGGGATACGGACGGCAACAAGGAACTGGACGGCGTTAGCATGGATTATATTACTGCTAGTGAAGGATTGTACGAATATGACTTCACCGTGCCATCGGAACTGGGCGTATATGTAGCCGAAGTAACATCATCCAATCCTACGTGTTATGGATCTACGGAACTTCATGTTATAGAAGAATTCACCGGCAATATCACAGTAAATGCTACCGTAGAAGCTACCATTGATCCTGATTCAATCTGGGGTGCCAACATGAGTGACTACACCGATACCGCCACTTTCGGCGGGTTCTTCAATATCACCATAGGGGGTGGCGATATGACAGTATTGCAGCTTCTTTTCATCATTCTCTTATGCGTCCTGGCAGTATGGCAGAAGACATGGCTTCGGGTTATTTGTTCGATCGCCATAATAACCTGGGGGGCGTCTTCGGTATCGTATGATCCCAGGATAGGGCTTCCGTTAATGGGCATTGGCCTGTTACTATTCATACTGGGAATAACGAGAATGGTTGAAGATCATAGACAATCGCAGGAAACGTAAAAGCCAAAGGGGGTGAACCATGGCACTGAAACGAATCGTACGGCCTGAAACACCACACGCAAGAAGGCAGCTAGCGGGGAAAACCTTTATCAAAGCCTTCTTGAAAAAGGATGATGATATTACACCACCACCACCCCCTACGCCTAGCCCTCAAATATCGTTCAACACAACTGCCTGGTCAAGGCACCTTGGCAATGTATCCCAAATCAACCTATTGCGAATAAAGAATGCCGATTCCATGGACGCTGCCCGGGAACTTGGCAGGAAGTACGGTATACCCGATCCCGACATAGAAGCTATGATCAGTGGCAACTTGCCACCTATTAGTGCCACGGCCCCCAAAGTTAAAATCGCTATTGGACTTACCCGTGATGAAATAGCAAGCCGTAAGGAAGCCCTGGCCATAGGTACCAAAGGCGGCTATTGCGATCCCGTCATTGACGCATACTTTACCCCGAAGCTATACAACGTGAAGGTGCGGGAAGGTAGCGGTGCAACCATACTCACCGTTGAAGCATTCACAATACAGGCCGCCGAAGATAAAGTTGAAGCGGCGGGATACAAAATCTTTAGCATCGGCAGGAAGATCAAGGG